AGTTCTACCGGTGTGGTAGATGCACCTCGAAGTCGGGGTAAAGAAAGAACCGACTGTCATGATCAGGAAAACACTGATCAGGTTGTGCCTGTTTCCATTAAACAGCGCACGCGGGCATTGGTCCGTGGGTTATTAGTTGTACTAAAACACCATAAAGCAAGAGAACCTGTCTCTAGACAGCTTGCGGACCAGGTATCAAATTACCTCAATATGCGAAAAAGTGAAGAGCAATGGCTAACGGCCTGTAAAGACCTATTAACCTCCCCCAAAGCTTTTTACTTGAAGAATGAATTACCCGAAGCTCCAGAGGGGGAAATAATGAATCGTTTCCAACCTACTAGGCTTTTGAAGAAGTGGATGATGACCCGTTTGAGAGTCTTTAATGCTTCAAACACCCACTTGTGGTACACGTGGTTCCAAACCAAACGAGCTACCCTACCGGTTTCGGATGACTTCGTAGAGAAGACTTATGCGAAGCATCTTAAAACGCTAACGAAACCTGACGATGGTGACGATGAAACCATCAAGAAAATTTTAGACCTACCCCTGTTTAGAGAGGTAGTTCGGAAAGTATCAGACGCTGTAGAGCGCTGCTTTACCGAGGGTTGCGACTTTAGAGAAACGCAACCGTCTACGAATGCTGCCTTCGAGTCAAAACGCTCAGAAGGGGGTCAACAAGGGCATCTTTGCCGTCTTGTTGAAGACCATGTCGATGAGGTGCATGAGCAGGAATGCTTCGATGCACTCAAAGACCTCGGGATCGTTCCTAAGGACTCTATACATAAAAGAGTTAAACGTTCCGAGGAGCTTCTGGAGATTCGTTCACCAGAGCTCGTCAGCATGAGCTGGAAACCATATGTGGTCTCAGCTCCCTACCGTCTCGCAAGAAGTACTTTCTCTAGCGAGGATCCTGACCAGCATAGGTATGGCGGGACTGTTCTTGAAACTTATGAACCTGTAGGTCGTGAAAATTGGTCTAAACTACTTAACATGGACTCCGGTAAGGAGACATTGTCTGCGACTATTCAAGCAGTCCTCGAACCTAATAAAGTTCGTGTGATAAGTAAGGGTATGAGCATAGAGTACTATAAAAGTAAACCTTTCCAAAAGGCTATGCATAGCTCACTACGTGACCTTGCGCCGTTCCGTCTCATTGGGAGACCTTTTGAACAATGTGATGTCCTTCCTCTTAGAGAGAAGGCATTTAATAATTGGCGCTGGTTGTCCATTGATTATAGCGCTGCTACGGACAACCTATCCTACAAATATTCTGGAAAGATCTTTGAACAGATTATTTGTAACCTTCCGGAGCCCACACGAAACCTTTTATCTAAGGTGTTGGGCGCACATGACCTCTACTATCCAGTAAAGGGAGGCATTGAATTCCGGGGCCGGATGACTAGAGGGCAATTGATGGGTTCTATACTATCTTTTCCGGTCCTCTGTCTGGCTAATTTTGGAGTATACTGTCTGGTCATGGATACCATTCGACCTGAATTTTCTTATAACGAAATTCTTAACCATGTTCTTGTAAATGGTGATGACATGTTGTACGCTGCACCTGAAGGAACTTTTCAACTTCATAGGGAGCTCTCCAAAAAGGTAGGATTAGATATGAGTGTTGGTAAAGCTTATGAGCACCACACATATCTCAACATTAATTCTGTTGCTTGTCATAGTGATCTTCGAAGACAAGAATCCGGGGTTCGCAGGATAGACTTTCTTAATGTAGGTCTATTATTTGGACAACATAAGGTTCAGAACCGAGATGTTGCCGACGATCACCATACTACTAGTGGTGTCGCTGCGTGTGCCAATGAGGTACTTAACGGATGCTTTAGGAATCCAGAAGGGATCCTGAAAATGTATCTTAAGCTTCATTCTGAAGAACTTAAGAAAGAGGTCGTAATTGCACGTTGTTTTAATAAACACGGAATTATGGTGAAACGATCATTTCAAAGAGATCTGTTTCTTCCTGTTAGCCTTGGAGGTATGGGAATTAAAAAGCCTAGTGGATTTCAATCCGACACTTTAAGGCTACCTCAATTATATGCATCTTATCTCTTAGACCGTGAAATCAATAACGGCGAGATAATCAATACTCAGCGACCGATTTTAGGCTTTGAGCCAGAAGAAGTCTTGCTAGTTCCACCAGTACCTTGGTTTGAAAAAGGTATGGCAATGAGTGTTGACGTTCAAGTTGATCTTAGAGATTGTCAAAGACGTTGTTCTGAATGGCGTGTTGGTATATTCAACATTTTTAAGCATACAGGGTTTATTACCTCTGTACCTAATAAGAATCATGCCCGTTAACCTAAACCTCTAAAGGGGGTTCATGTTACTGCAGTTTTGAACCTTGCAGGGGTTCGCGAAGACGCAGTTGGTCCTGGAAAGACGTTAAACTTAGCCATGGGGTTTCGTTTTGTAAATCATCCAAAACGGTGTCATAGGAGTACTGCCTTCCTCACGCGATAGTGCGTCTGTTGGAGGGGTCAGCCCAGTGACTTAATAGTTCCGTGCTAACTTAGAGAACTTGATACGATACCGATGTGTCACGGCCGTAAAGGGCGTCATGTCGATTCAAAACAATGTTTCTGTTTGAATGCCGAGAGACTGCACGGATGAGCGGTAATATGTAACTAACTTAGTTAGCATACACGCAGGGCGGTAATGAGCTGAAGCAACGCAGCTATCTTCCTCTTCTCTAGGTTCCGAAAGGTTCCGGGACTAGAGGAAGTTCGACTCGATTGAGCCTCGCAAGCTTTCCGCTAGACGAAATGTACAGTCCGGTAAGTTCAGCCGGATCCCATACATGAACCGTAATGACGCAAAGAGCGCCGGGCCTCGCAATCAGAATAAGGCCTCAATTTCGAATCTTCAACAGGTTAAGAGCCAACTTCTCAGGGAACTGAGGAGAGAAATGGCACCTGCTAGAGGTGGTCAAGCCAAGCGTCCTTCGCAGCTTCGACTTCGGAATGGTATCTTTCCGCAGAGCCCCAACTTGGCCCTATCAGTTGCTGCTCCTGTATCTAAAGGTATCGTTCGTAGAACAGGTAATCCGAAGCAGGTTTCGCTTCCTAATGGTGATATCCTTGTAACTCATCGTGAGTACTTGACTGATATTTTAGGCTCTACGCCTTTTACCGTTAACCAATTCCCAGTTAATCCTGGGCTGCCCGGCTCTTTTCCGTGGCTGTCTGCCATTGCGCAGAGATTTGAGTCTTACATTTTCGAAGCTCTTAAGTTCGATTTTGAGACTGAAGCACCTACTTCCACCGCCGGATCAGCAATCATTTCTTTAGATTATGATGCCTCTGACGGTGCGCCGACAACGAAAACTCAGGCTATGGCCTTTCGTTCGGCTGTCCGGTCTCCTTCCTGGTCCAATTGTCAATTGGTTGGTCTTAAGGAGGATCTCATGAAGAGAAAATCATACTTTGTTCGCAGAGGAGCTATTCCTGCTAACACGGATCTTAAATTGTATGATACCGGAAATCTCAACTTATGTACAATCGCTCAAGGGAATACTAATACCCTGGGTGAGCTATATGTTGAGTATACCTGTAGGTTGATGACCCCACAGCTTGGTCTTGTGGGTCAGGGCGAGAGTATATATGGTGATTTCTCCGGAACATCTAATACCAATCTCGCTTCTGTGATTAATGGTAACCTCCCAGCTGTTGCGATAACAACTGGTACCACTACATCTGTCACAACCTGGACATTTTCCCAGCCATGGCAAGGAGTCATTTCTTTTGATCTCCTAGGGACCGGTCTTACGACTGCTGTTCTTTCTGGCACGTCCACTGCAGCTAACACTGATTCTGTTGTTAATGCTGCTGCCACTAAACTGATCGGTTTTGGAGCCGCTACAGTTGGTATTGGTCAGACAATTGTGTTAACCATTGGGAATACTACGATTTCTAGTTCTTGTATCTTCTTTTCGCAAGGAGGTAACTAGAGTTGAATGATCTTCGACCGCCATAGAGCATAAATTAATGCAATACTCTTCTCAAGAGGGCGGGAAACGTTACAGACGGTAAAATTGACGTCGTAACCTCCGACATGTCACTTATCTCTTACTTGGATATAGTGTGTGGACTATGGGAACGGACGGCTGCAGGTTATGCTGCGGGTTCCGGCTGAATCCTTTGCTTGATTCAGACCCTTGGAAATCACACTTCATAGGTATGACAGTGCGACCCAGGACGAAGTTCGCTCCTATCCTGGTGATGTGCCTAGGTCTTGAGACAGCGACCGCTGCTCATTCCTTTCTAAGTCTAAGATTGCTTAGTCTAGGTCACATGTTCGGTGCTTCTTCGTG